ATGTCATTTGACGCCCGCGCTGCAAAGGGGCTTGAACCGGGCTCACACCTTATCATTGACGAGTATCCAGGTCTGCGACTCGAGCGGACCAAGACGCGGCACACGTGGATTTACCGCTACAAATCGCCGCTCGACGGAAACATGCGGCAAGTGAAGATAGGCGCATGGCCTGCAACGTCGCTCGCGGGCGCGTCGGGCGAATGGGAGCGATTGCGCGCACTGCGCGACAGTGGCACCGATCCTGCGCTCGAAAAGAAACGCGCGAAGCGGCAGTGCGCGACCAGCACGCCGCCTAAAGACCCGACCTATACCATGCGCCGCTTGTGCGATGACTACCTGACCGGGTATGTCGAGGCAAACCGGGCAAGCAAAGGCGCGGCGGAAATTGCCCGCATGTTCAACAGATACCTTGGCCCGCTCGGGAACGTGAAAGCGGAAACCATCACGCGCGGGCAAGCGTTCGAATTGATCGAGTCGCACAGCAAGCGCGCGCCTGTCGTAGCGGGCAAACTTCGGTCGGAACTCGGCGCGGCATGGGATTATGCACTTGACGCGGACCGGTTGCCGGATACCGCGCCGAATTGGTGGAAACTCATCCTGCGGGGCAAGTTGCGCAGCAAGGGAAAAACACTGCTCGGCAAACACACCGGCACGACAAAGCGCGTGCTCACCGATCATGAAACCGGCACGCTACTGCGTTGGCTTCCGAATCTCGGCGCGACACTGGCCGACGCTTGCACGCTCTACCTGTGGACGGGCACGCGTGGAAATGAGATTGCGGCGATGGAAAAGCGCGAATTGCGTGTCGAGCGCGACGGCGTCCTGTGGTGGACGATCCCGAAAGCGAAAACCAAGAACGCGCGCCACAAGAACGCGACCGATCTACGCGTGCCGCTGTTCGGGCGCGCAGAGGAAGTCGTGCGGCGGCGCATGGCGTGTGCCATCGATGGTTTCCTTTTCCCTTCGGCCAAAGGCGTGCGGCATATGCAACAGAAGGCGTTTCAGTCCGGCGTCCATTACTATCAGCCGTACTCTCGCAAGCGCCCGAACTCGCAGAGGGCGCGACTGCCCGTCACGCATTGGGCGCCGCATGACCTACGACGCACGGCGCGCACGATGCTCGCCGCGATGGATTGCCCGAATGAAGTCGCCGAAGCCGTGCTAGGCCACGTGCAGCCAGGCGTGCAGGGCACCTATAACCTGCACAAGTACGATGCGCAACGGCGCGACTGGCTTAAACGTCTGTCCGACCATCTTGAACGGCTTGCGACCGTTTAGCGGGCTATTGGCGCGCCTTGCGCGCGCCAGCGTTGGGTGGCGGTAGCAGGGCCGACACCGGGCGCGCCTGCGCCCATTCTTCGACCTCATGCGTGAGCCACGCGACGCGGTGCGCCGATATCATGCGCGGTTGCGGAAAGGTCTTTTCGCGCACCAGCTTCTGAACCGTCGTTTCCGAGAGCGCCACAAAAACAGCAACGCTCGGCAGATCGAGATAGACGGGTTTGATGCCTGTGTTCATGGTGAGCCCTCGCGTTCGTCCAGTCGGGCGTTCAGTTCCATCAACGCCACATCGAGCGAGTTGGTCTTGCCTGACAGCGGCTTGGCCTGCGCCCACAGGAACAGTGCACTGACCTCGCGCGCGTGCGCTTTCTGGCAGAACGGACAGACGTGCACCGTGCGGTCGAAATAGCCGGTGAACCAGTCCCAGCCCTGCGCGAATTTCGGCATCGTCGAGTGACGGCAGAACAGGCAGCGGAACATCATGCGTCTCCCTTCGGGTCGCGGCGCAGTCCAATGCGCGTAATGCCATCCGTGTCAAGAATGTCAAGGAGCATGCGCAGCTTGAACGCGTCGACCTCGTCATTGACGGCTTCGAGCAACCGCACGCGGGCATCCTCGTCTTCAAGGTCAGGCAACGCCAGCAGAATGTCCGAGAGTGCCGCCGCGCCGCTATAGAACGCAATTTCCATATCGCGCCGCCGTGATGCGGTCGCCGACGCGGGGATGAACCGTTGCGCCAGGTACTGCCATGTTTCATTCAGCGTTGCCATTTGCGAGCCTCCCTAGTGTTCTTCGTGCTTCGCCTGCTTGTTGCGTTGCCTCAAGAGCGCCAGCCTGCGCCGCTCTGTCCAGACACATGCTTTCGCTTCTTCCTTCGACCTGGCGCCCATCTGAAAAAAGCCTGCAAACGCGCCGTCAGCCGTGCGCATTGCGTCCCATACACCGGCCGAGTCGCGGTAGATGACGCAATACTTCGACAGGTCGATACCGGCTGCAACCAGGTCGGCGATGACGTGCTTCGCATCGTTCGTCACCGATCGGCCGCCCTTGTCGTGGTCGATGATGCAGATGAATTCTTCTTCAATGGCGTAGCTGTACGTCGAGCGCGGTGGGCGGCGACGCGTCTTTGATGCGTTCATATGTTCAAGTGGGGGGTGGATAAATTTGAAAGGTCTCGTTGCGCTCCCCACAGCCCATAAAAGAAACGTTACTGACGCGCGAGCGCCACTTCGCCGTTCAACCACTGCGAGAGCCAGCGCTTGAGCGCCGACACACTGCCATTCACGCGCACGAACGGGACGGCCAGGTGCTTTGACGCGGCGTCCACGTCATGCCCGGTGAAGTCCACCATGGAAATCACCACGTCAGCCTGAGAGCCGCGCGCGAGCATGCCCGCGCCGCCATGTCCGCCGCTACCGCCTTGCTGCTGCGACTTGATGAACGTGAACTCAACGGCGTCGGCAAACGCACGCTTGACGTCCTCGGCCTGCTGGTTCAACAGACCAACGATTGCCACGCGCGGCTTGCGCTCGCGCGGCGGCGTGTGCACGCGCGTCGCGCCTTCGGGCAGCGCGCCGGGACGCATGGGGATGCCCTGCAATGTGTTGATGACCTGTCGCATGACGGCTTCCTGTATCTGCTCACCTATGCCGCGCATCAACTGCTGGCCGATCTTCACGGCGAACGCCTTGATGAGCGTTTCAACGGAAAGGTCGTGGGGATTCAGGGACGCGGTTTCGGCGGGTTTGACTGCCTCGGCGACGGCATCGGCCTTTGCGGCGTCCGCCGCCGCTGCTCGCTCGCGCGCCTCGGCCTGTTCAACGGCGTCGATCTGTCCCCAGAGCGCGTGAATCCACTTCACTTGCGATATGGCATCAATGAGCCGGTGGCGCGATTCGGGCAGATAGCCGAACACAGCCTTGCGGATCGCATCGAGCGGTGACATGTCGTTGAACGAGGCAAGCAATCGCTTGCTCTCGCGCGCAATGATGAGCTTTTCCGGGCCGGTCCAGCGCACCATCGTCTTGCGTTCTTCCGAAGTTTCTGTCTCTGTCAGTGCGCCGACGGCACGTTGCGCATCCATCGCGCGTGCAACGAACGCGTCGACATGCGCATCGGCGGTCTGTGCCGGCTGTAGCTCGACGGGCACCGGCTCAGTGGCAGTGGAGGAGGGCGACGCGTCCGCGTCCGGTTGCTTTTCCGGCTCGGCGGCGCGCAGCGACTTCCAGATCGGGATGATGGCCGACTCAATGTCCTTCATCTGGCGGATCGCGCGATGCCGCTCGGGCGACAGCACTTCGGCCTGTCCGCGTTGCACCGCCTCGATGCTCGATATCGATTCGGCGTTGAGGATGCGATACGACGCATGCGCGACGCGCTGCGCTTCCTCATCGGTCCATCGCACCGGCTTCGATGCGGGCGTCGGTGCAGCGTGACCATTCATCGACTCGCGTTTTTCGCGGTGGCGGTTCATCCCGAGGGTGTACGGGTGCATGTCTTCTCCTATCTCAGCGTTGTGCGCCAGTCGGGGCGCGAAAGTTTACAGTCACAAAAATGCGTATTACATACATCTTTATGAAACGGGCTATTGCTCAATCGACAACAATGACTGTCGACAATGATCTGGTGTCCTTACCAGGTGGCCGGGTCAAGGCACTCGCTCATGCCCCAGCAACAGGGACCGCACAGGCCGGGGCGATAGATGACCTCGCCATCCTTCACAGCGGTCACGGTCGGCGTCTCGCCGCAGGTGTCGCACGCATGCTTGTAGTCCGGTTCGAACGAATCGAAGTCGATCACGTCCTCACCGGCGCCGATGCGTTCACGCTGCTTCTTAGCGTTCTTGCTCATGTCGCCTCCCGTTCTGAAGTTGTGCTGCGTTACCGCGTCCCACAGATTCATGTCGTTCTCCCCTCTGCGTTCAGTGAAGTGCCTCGCCCTCATCCTTCGGCGGTTGCTTCTTTTTCGAGCGACGGCTGATCTGCTCGATGATCTGTTTGCCCGCGCCATCGCCATCGACACCGGGCAGGTCCGGTTGATCCGGCTCGCCCTTCACGTCGTCCAGCCCGCCCATGTGCGCCTGGGAGTCCGCAACGACAATCAGGCACATCTGGCCACGCGCATCGGCCAGATCGAGCCGCGCCGGGTCACGGTCGGAAATCGCGAGCACAGCCTCGACCTTCTCGCCGAACACGATCTTTTTCAGGTCGGCGACGACCGTGACGCGCTTCTCGCTCGCGATCAGCTTGACGGCCTGGCGCACGTTGTCGGCCACACGCATGCGCAGGCGCTCGATGATCTCGTTCTGTTCCTGCTCGGACAGCTTCGGCCAGATATCGGGCATGACCTTGAGTTCGCGCGTAAGCGCGCCCAGCAGATCGCCCGCGAGCGTCTCGCTTGCCATTGCAATGCCTTCATTGGTACGGCCCATGTCGTTTCTCCCTGATGGATGCCAGCGGCTTTAGCGCGAGCCACGCGTGCGGCGCGCAGGCTTGCCCGTCAACTGGTCGCGTTTCTCGTTGAACACGTCGACCAGTTCCTGCTTCTGTTTCGCATCCTTGATGCTGGCGATCAGGTCGGCGGCCTGTTCAAGTTGGTCGAGGTTTTCGGACTCGATGAGCATGGTGGCAATCTCGGCGTAGCTGAACGGGGCATGACTTTCCTCGCCCCGTTCGCCCGCCTGTTGCTCGGTTGCCGGTTGCTGCTCGATGGGTTGCTCTGCCTGCTCTGCCTGTTGCGTCTTGCCGCGCATGCGTGACTTGACGGCTTCGGTGCGGCTCGCCGCAGCAGATGCGGTGGTGTCCGGCTCAACCGTGGGCAGGTCGAACCAGTCGGCGGCGACGCTCATGCCGTCTTTCAGGCTGTTGTAGATCTTGCGCAGTTGCACCGCGAGCGCAGGCGTCATCGAGTCAAGACGGCGCTGGATGCGCTTCTCGATCATTTCCTTGTTGACCCCGAGTTCGGCGAAGCGCTCGACCATCTGAGCGATGAATTCAGGCGTAATCTCGACGGCCGTCTTCAGCGTGGCATCGCATTGCTTGACGGCCGCATCGATCACGTCGCCATCGATCACCGCGAGGATGCAGGCGCGTTTGCGGCGCGCGCCGTAGTTCGCAATCGCCTCGTAGATATCGCGCTCATCCGTCAGCGCATAGCCGCCTTTCTTCGTGTCGCGCCAGTGGCGCACGGTGAACGTCTTGACCTCGCGGTAGTTCGATTCCAGATCCCAGCAGTACGCGAGGCATTCGGACACGCCATCGCGACGGCTGATTTCCTTTACGCCGACTTCCATGTTGCCCCAGTGCTTCGCGATGGTTTCCGCGAGGCGAATGCTCGGCCCTTCGATATCGTTGCCGCCGCGGCTGTACTGGTACATCGCTTTCTCGGCGAGCTTCGGGCGCGTGCAGTCCTGAAGGATGCGGTCCATCGCATAGCGCGGATCGCGCGGTTGCGCGCGCGCAATGAGCAATGCGGCCTGCACTTCGGCAATTGCCTTCTGCTGTTCAACCGACACGACCGCGCCTTCGTGACGCGGCGCGCTCGAACCGAACGGATTCGCAATGTCATTCATGGTCTAGTCCTTTGCCTTCACATGGCGACAGTCAACGTAGGTGGCCGCTTCGACCTCGTATGCCTTGCGTGTGATGGCCTTGCGGCGATAGCCGCTGCCATCGGCGAGACGCCCGAATGTGGCGTTGCCCATAGCGGCGAGAATGTGATTGCGTGCGGCGTCGGCGACGTCGCTGTACTGCTTCGTGAGCTCCGTGGCCTGTACCTTGACGCGGTGCCAGTGCTCGATGTCTTCATCGAACCCGACTTCGGTGCCGTCCGTGCCCGGATAGAGTTTCGCCAGCAACAGACGCGTGTCAGGACGCGAGTAGTCCAGATCGGGTGCGTCGTGACGCTCGACGCGCTGCCAGAAATCGCGCTCGCCGTCGATGATCATTTCCGCCAGTTCCGGGTCACGGCGGATGATGAACAGTTCAAGGCGGTTGCCACCGACGCACGCGGACAGATGCCACTCGGGATAGTCGAGCACGACCATGTAGTGCTGACACTGCAACAGGTAGTCTTCGGGCACCTCGTCGGAGCCGGGTTCGCCCCATTCGCCCATGCGGAACGCCATCGCGTCGACGTTCTTGCATTCGAGGCCGCGCTTCTGGCCTTCGATGATGCGGTCCACGTTTGCCAGCATCCACGGATATTTCGGATGCCGGAGTATTTCGTTCCGGCGGCGGACCTTTACGGCCATGCGGCGCGCATACTCGCGCGCAATGATGTCCTCCATGAGACGCCCGAATTGCACACGCTCGACATGATCGATGTCATCGGGCTCGACCTCACCGGTTTTCTCCAGCCATAGCGCATAGGTGCTCTTGTACGGCGACAGTCCCAGAGCGGCGGCAGCGTCACTGCCACCGACGCCATGACGGCGTTCGGCCAGCCATTGTTCGCGGTTCATGAGAGTTTGACGTAAGCGAATGTGCGCGCCACGCAGGGTGGCAGGTATGCCGAACCGATACGAACGCGCGGATGCGCATGCTTCCACTGTTCGAACCATGCGCGGCGCTGACGTTGCGACAGATGACGCAAATAGGCGCGGTGTTTGAATAGCCCGTTCATGAGTTATGTCGCAACGTATGTTTTCTGTTCGCTGGAGTAAATACGACTGAAGCGAATTGGTCAAGATGATAACGACACTTGCTTTTTTTATTCAGCGAATTAACGTTGTTCGAATGAACGTCAAACAGATCATTCAATCGATGGGCGGCAGAAAGACGGTCAGCCGGTTGACCGGTGTGCCCCCGCATTATGTCTCGCAGATGCAGTCCCAGCAACGGCTTGCGGACCATCATCTGCGATTTTTTATTGCACTGCGTCCTGAACTCGAATGGCCGGTTCTATTAGGCGTTGACTATTGCCGGTTCATTCCGCTGATTAACGATAAAGCCTTGAAAAGCCTTAAAGCAAGGCGTGAAAGGTCTTTAAACGAGAGACTAAAAAAGTCCAAAGCCGATTGACAGTGTTAATCGGAATGCAAGCCAATGTCGGGGAGTTGAAACAGCCTGTAACGAGAACTGGAGTTTCCAATGAATGTATGCCAAGGCGAGGCCACCGACCAGCCGGCCCGCGCACGCAAGGTGCACAACCCGTACCGCAAGGTCCTGATCCGCACGTGGACCGACCAGAAGTTCAAGCAGCTTTCGCCGTTGCCCGCGTCGGGACAGTCGCTATGGCTCTATCTGCTCACCGGCCCGTTCACGCGCGGCATTCCGGGTGTCGTGCGTGCCGGACGCATGGCAATGGCAGAGACGCTGAACTGGTCGCAGGACGACTTCGACCGTTGCTTCGACGAGATTGCTGCACAAAAAATGAGCAACTTCGATTGGGACATGCAGTTGATCTGGCTGCCTCACGGCATCGAATACAACAGTCCGCCAAATCCGAACGTGGTCAGGTCGTGGCGCAACGAGTGGGAACTGATACCCGATTGCGCGCTGAAAGAGCGCATTTTCCACGCCCTGAAAGATCACATTGACAAACTCGGAACGCCCTTCACGCAAGCGTTTGAGGCGACCATCAGCTCGCCGACACCTTCCGGTACACCTTTCGGCACACCTTCGCGGAGGGCATCACGCATGGCTTCCAGCACGCCTTCGCATACACCTTCCATTAAGCCATCCTTAACACCTTCACGGACACCATCCGGAATACAGAGAACAGAGAGCAGTAAACCCAACCCCAAAGTCAAAACCGTTCCGCCGACTGTCGTCGGCGGTAAACGCGCACGCGCGAGGAGTGCCCCAAAAAGCGGCAACGACGCTGCAAACGAGGTCGAAAACGACACCGCCGAAACCCTCGAACCCTTGCCGGACAAGGCTGACAGCGATGACACTGCATCCGTGAAGGCTTCCGGAAAGGCTTCCGCAACGGCATCCCGCAAGGCATCGGGAAAGGCGTTGCCGGACACCGCCGCGACGTGGGCCGCGTACAGCGAGGCGTATGCGGCCCGCTATGGCGTCGAGCCGATCCGCAACGCCACGGTCAACTCGCAGATGGCGAATTTCGTCAAACGCGTCGGCATGGTCGAAGCGCCCGCGATTGCCCGGTTCTACGTCTCGCACAGCAACCGCTTCTACGTGCAGCACATGCACTTCGTCGGCTCGATGCTCGCGGACGCCGAGAAACTGCGCACCGAATGGGTCACGCAGCGGCAGATGACGTCGACCGAGGCCGCGCAGGCAGACCGCACCGCGGCGAACTTCAACGCGATGGCGCCGCTCTTTGCCGAGGCACGCGCGCAGGAACAGGCCAGCCAACCCGAAGGGGTCAACCATGCCAAGCATCGCGTTGCTTGAGGCTATCGCTGTGACGGCGGAACTGTGCGGGCGCGTGTTCACCGCGCCGGCCGCAAAGATGTTCGCGCATGACCTGAGCCGCTTTCCCGAGGAACAGGTGCTGGCCGCGCTCACGCGTTGCCGTCGCGAAGTGCGCGGCGTGCTCACCGTGCAGGACGTCGTGTCGCGCATCGATGACGGTCGCCCTGGGCCCGACGAGGCGTGGGCGCTGATGCCGCGCGACGAGGCGCAGACCATCGTATGGACCGATGAAATGGCGTCGGCGTGGGGCGTCGCACTGCCGCTGCTCGACGTTGGCGACCGGGTAGGTGCGCGCCTCGCGTTCCGTGAGGCATACGCGCGCGCCGTGACCCTCGCGCGCGATGCCGGACGCGCACCGCACTGGCAGGTGTCGTATGGCACCGATCCGCATGGCCGTCTGCTCGCGCTGCTTGAAGCCGCCGACCGTGGACGCATCACGCGCGAACAGGCGCACCGTTTCGCGCCTCACGAACTGCCCACGCCCGCCGGGTTACAGCTGCTCGAAAAGACGGGCGTCAAGGTCAAGCGCATCGGGAGCAAACCATGATCCACGAAGCGCACCACTTCAACCGCCTGAACGAGGCGGAACACGAACGGCTCGCGCTGCTCGCCGAGGAACTGGCCGAAGCGATCCACGCCATCGGCAAGATTCTGCGTCACGGGTATGAGAGCCGCAATCCGCTGATGCCGAAAGGCCCGACGAACCGCGACTGGCTCGAACAGGAAGTGGCGCATGTCCTGGTCGCTGCGCGCCTCATGTTCGACGCGGGCGATATCCGTCGTGTCGCGTGTGCCGAACACGAACAGGACAAGCAGGAATCGCTGCACCGTTACATGCATCATCAACCGAGGCCGCACTGACATGACGCTCACAGCCATCCGGTTCGTCGTGCCGGGTCAACCCGTCGCCAAGGGGCGTGCGCGCTCGCGGCTCGCAAAGACGAAAGACGGTCGCGACTTCATCCAGCAGTACACACCCGCCGACACGCGCGCCTATGAGCGCAGTGTGGCCTTCGAGGCAAAGATTGCGATGGAACGGCGCAAGCCGATGACGGGCGCACTGGTGCTGATCGTGCATGCGTATTTCGGCATTCCGGCATCGTGGCCGCAGTGGAAGCAGCGTGAAGCGCGCGCCGGTCTCGTCCTGCCAATCGGACGTCCCGACTGGGACAACATCGGGAAAATCTGTTCGGACGCGATGAACAAGGTTGTCTATCGGGATGACAGCTCGATTGTCGATGCGTGCGTGCGCAAGCGTTTTTCGCGTGACCCGCGCATCGAAATCGAGGTTCGCACGCTGAACCCGTTGCGCCGCGAAGAACCTGAACTGATCGATGACAATATGGTGAGCGAAACATGAGCGGCGTCTTTCTCAGCGTGCCCGTTGCGCTTCACGTCGCGTACATGATGCCCGCCTATCCGAACTCGCCTGAATCCCTGCTCGCAAAGGTCCAGCGCATGAAAGTGCGCAAGGGCGATGTGTGGCGCTATTCGCTTCCGAAGGTCGTATTTTTCGAGTCGCTGAACGCGCTCGAAATCCGCGCGCAGTGCGCACTGATCCGTGAGAAGGTCGCGCGTTGCCTGCAACACCCGGAGTGCACGGTGATCCGCGCGCGCTATGGGCTGCTCGAATACGAGGATCTCAAAGGCGTCCGGCGCTTTGCGTTCAGTGCCGATCTGGCGGACGCGTTCGACGGACTCAGCCGGTGGCTTGCGCCGTCTTTCGGCAGGCTCGACGCCGACGTGCGCAGACTGCTCGTCGCCTATGCGTTCACCGACAGCCGCCGCACAAAAATCACGTTGCGCCGCATTGCCGCCGAGCACGGCCATTCGCATGTCTACTACCACCACTACTACCACGCGATCGATGAGCAGCTGACTGCCGTCGAAGTGCGCGCGCTCGATCTGCTCACGCCGTTACTGGCCGACCGTGGCACCTGCAACGGTGAACCGGTTGTCGAACTCATCACCAGCTAGGGAGAAAAATCCGTGAACTGCAAACCCGGCATTCTCGCTTACATCGTTCCGCCTGCCAGATTCAACCTCGGACGCGTCGTCAAGGTCGTAGAGGCCGCCGAAGACATGGACGGTTTTCCCGCATGGGTCGTCAGCGTAGATGGCGCGCCGATTATCGGCATCAACAGAAGGACCGGCCAACGCAGCTATACGTCAGTTGCCCGTTGCCCCGATGATGTGCTTCGTCCGATCAATGGTGTGCCAGTGACAGATGAAGTTGCCGACGAGGTGAACGCGTAAAGCCCAGGGTTTTCCGCTGCTCGCAACCGGGAACTGCGTTTGCTTCAATTGGACTTGATGCCAAGGAGGCGGACCATGTGCTACGGAAATCCTGAACAGATTCTGTCTGACATGTTGAGCGCGCGACCGCTCGTGCCGAACGCAATCGGGCACACGCCGATGGACGACTTCGAACACTTCTGTTCCTACACCGGCTGCTCGGCAGAGAACATCGGAACAGTCGCCTTTGCCTGGGTGAAGCTCGCCTATATCAGCGCACGGCAACCGTGATGTCCATTCCTCAGATTGAAGCGGGCGACCTGATGCATACCACGCTTCGGGCCACGCCGTTTTCCGCAGAGGGATGGCTGTTCGAGATTAAATATGACGGCTTCCGCTGCCTCACACGCAAGGAAGGATCGCGGGTGGATCTGGTCTCGAAACAGGGCAAACCGCTCAACCCGTCTTTCCCGGATATCGTCGCTGCGGTGGAGTCCGTGCCTGGCGACTTCGTCTGGGATGCGGAGCTTACGGTCGATGACTCGAAAGGACGCCCGTCATTTGAGCGGCTTCAGACCCGAGCGAGAACGTCGGTGCCAATGAAGGTTCGGGCTGCTGCGCGCGATAACCCTGCAAGACTCTACGTGTTCGATGTGCTGGCGAGTGATGGACTCGACCTTCGCGTCCTACCGCTAGCCGAACGAAAAGACATGCTACGCGATAGCTTCGACGATACGGGCACGCTCATCTTCGTGCGCGGAGTCGTATCGGCGGGCGTGTGGGTGTTTCAGCAGGTGCGAGCACACGACCTCGAAGGCATGGTCGCCAAGCGACTCGCCTCGATCTATCAACGCGGCAAATCGCGGGACTGGCTGAAAAGCAAATACTCAGACTACGGTCGGCCCGCCGCGCTCGGATTCGGTCACTCGCGTACGAAAGCCTTTTCTTAAAGCCTTTGATGCGAAAGCCCTTCGTGAAGCCTTCCGCGTGGCTTGCTGATTCGCTGTATTCAGTGGCACCGACCGCCGCGTACCCCCATTAGCTGCAAGTCACGAGCGTCAGATCGTCGATCTGTAGCACGCCGCAACAGGCGGCAGACGACCCATTGCAGTCCCCTAACGCCGACTTACCTCCAGGGCAGCTTATGAGGAACATCAGCCACTCACGATTTACCGCGCGAAGTCGCGCGGCATACGGTCGTTTATTGAACAGCATAGGTGTCTGCGCCGGTGCCTTCGGTACAGATGCACTGCCCTGTGCGAGGTTGGCCGCTGCGATCTGCTACACAGGCGCGACCGTTGACCAGGCGCCATGTCACTCTACGATGGATAGAAAGATGCGCGGGCGCGCACGCATACGGGGGCGTGCGTGACGCATGGGCGGCGTAAGTGTCCGCGAATAAGCACAGCGATTTTTGGCCCGACTCAGGCGACAGGTTGAATCTCGGCTATGTACGGCTCTACTGGGTACTCGTGATAGAAAACGCCATTGCCGTACTTCAGGTGATCGCGATGTACTCGCAGCCGTTCGCTGTCGCCTTCGAACAGAGTGCAGCGGAACTTGCGTGAAGTGTTCGCGTACGGCTTATCCGTCTCAATCACAAGCTCGATCTGGTACTCGCCGGTACGCCAAAAGAACTGCGCGTCGAACAATGCCAGCAGCGGAGCCACTAGCGCCGGATCGGCCTCGACTAACTCGCCGTTCGGACGCTGTTGCTGGTTCGCATTTCGCTCGGCGACCTTGCGCACTACGTCCATGCGCAGCGCGTGAGCATGAGTGCTGTACTCCTGTCGGACTTCTCGCGTGGCGAACTTAAAGAAGTTCACGTTATAGCCCCACGATTCCTTCGGCTTCAGCGTTACCGGCGTGAACAGTGTGGCCTGCTTGTCCGTGGATTTCTCGTAATAGCCGCGCGCATCCAGTTCTCGCCGCTCGGTCCCACGAGTGAAGTTCAGGCTGATCTTCTTGATGCGGACATCAGCGCCGCCAGTGTTCGTAAGCGTCAGATGCAACTCAGCAGCAGCAGCGCCGACATCGTGCTTCAGCGCCATTCTGTCGAAGCATTCCACGTCCAACTTCGCACGTTTGAACCACAGCTTTATCGGCGGCAACTGCGACAGCACAAGGGCCGCGATTGCGGCAGCGCCCTGCCAGAAGTTCGGGTCGGCGTAGATGGGTTTGTCAGGCATGTCGTTCTTATGTGGTGACGATCCTCAGATGATAACGGCACCCGTACGGCCTGCGAGCGTGACGATTTTTGCCCGAAAGCGCTTGACAGGTCGGCTCGATCTATGCTTGCAGCCAGGCTTGGGCATGGCACAATAAATGGTGCAGGTTGGTCGCACCCGTTGCCGCTCCTCTCGGGACACTGGGACAGCACTGGGACGATCGGCCTCGAATACCCGGCTAGAAACCGCTCGATCACCCGCCGGACAGCCTTATCACAAGCCCACGCCAGCCTGATGCCATGCCTTGAAGCGGCGATGTAAGGTTTGCATCGACCACGTTTTCGGAACATGCATCCAATTGCGACCCAGATACTCAGGATCGCGCACAGCTAAGGACCACAGATGCTGATGCGCCGTTTTACCGTCAGCTCACGGACGTCCGCTGCCCGTCCTCAAGCCACCGTTCGAATGACTACTGCCTAACGCAGACTCGCAACGGCCGCTCTTGGCCCAACCCGGTCTCCGACACTCAGACGGTGTGGTCCGCCGTTGGTCGATCCGTTCGGGCAGCAGTCGACCCCCGGAAATACCCCGAAATCTATCGCTTGACGCCCCGCCAATAGAAATAAGATCAGGGCATTGACCTTGATTGAAAACTGACTCACAATCAACGTCAGCATGCTGATCTTAGGAGCGACGATGTTCGAAATATCTGGGGAAGAGATCCTTGGGCGTTTGAAATTTGATAACCCGTGGTGGGATGACCAGGCACCTGACCGTGTCGCATATGCGAAGATGCCACGGCGCAAGTATTTTGCGCCCTTCCTGCGCGCTGTGACCGACAGGTCTATCCAACGTGCGGTTGTCCTTATGGGCCCGCGGCGCGTAGGAAAGACAGTGATGATCTACCATGCGATCGAAGCGCTTCTCCATAGCGGAGTCGATGGCAAAAACATCCTTTATCTCTCGCTCGAAACACCGCTTTACACAGGCCTACGGCTAGATAAAATCGTGCAAATGTACGCGGATTTGTTGAATCTAACTAAAAACAGTGAGCTTTATATATTCTTTGATGAGATTCAATATCTTAAAGGATGGGAAGTACATCTGAAATCACTGGTTGATTCTTACTTTTCCTATAAATTCATTGCCACGGGATCCGCCGCGGCCGCGTTGCGTATGAAAAGCAATGAATCAGGAGCTGGTCGATTCAGCGAATTTATTTTACCGCCACTGACTTTTGCAGAGTATCTTCAATTTGTCAATAAGGAGGACGTTTTAATCAGCAAGATAGAGAGGCCAACGGGGGGGCATCGTTATGCATGCACCAACATCGAAGATCTCAATAAGGAGTTTATTTGCTATCTTAATTATGGTGGGTATCCGGAGGCGGTCTTTTCAGACACAGTTAAATCTGATCCCGGCCAGTACATTAAGAGCGATATCATCGACAAGGTCTTGCTCCGCGACCTTCCGAGCCTATATGGGATATCTGATATTCAAGAGTTAAATCGCCTCTTCACCGTATTGGCGTACAATACCGGCAACGAGGTATCCCTTGAAGAACTTTCGAAGAGCTCCGGCGTAGCAAAAAACACCATCAAGCGGTATTTAGAATATCTGGATGCTGCCTTTTTAATTCGTCGCATTGAACGAATTGACCAAAACGCGAAGCGATTTAAGCGTGCGATGCGTTTTAAGATTTATTTGACGAACCCATCTATGCGAGCAGCACTGTTTGGGCAAGTCAAGCATGACGCGGAAACGATGGGAAATCTAACTGAAACGGCCATTTTCAGTCAATGGCAGCACAGTGAAAAAGCCGAACTTTATTATGCGCGATGGAACAATGGCGAAATCGATATTGTTTCCTTGTCGCCTAGCAGCCAAAAACCGCAATGGGTGGTCGAGGTCAAATGGAGCGATAGACCATTAAAGGACCGCTCACTAGTCCGCCATTGCGTAGAATTTTCGCAGTTGCATCCGACGCTTAACCATGATCACACTCTGGTAACAACGAAGACCGTCACTGCAGAGTTCGAATACAAGGGCGTAAGCTTTAGACTTCAGCCGAGTAGCCTCTATGCGTATACCTTGGGTGCAAACATCCTGAGTTACAAGACGATGGGGCCTCGAGAAATTACCTTTCCTGGCCTCGCAGATGATGAGGACGATGTCGAGGAAGAGGACTCTGACGTAACCGAGGCAAACGTCGACGATGTGGATGTGGATTTCGACGATACGGACGAACGAAGCACCTGACACCGACGACCGAGGAAAGGCCGTTAGTGGCCGCATGCTGGCTCACGCAGGCAACTCTTGTTGCCCGACCCAGTTCCTTTCTACAACTCAGACACACGGTTACGCTCAAAGCGGCGGCGAAAATGCCGCGGTTATGTCTGTTACCTTGACATCTTTTAACAAACGGCATATCAATATGCCAACTTTCGAAAAGTCCGCCTCAAGTTAAGCCCGCCGCTGCGCGGGCTTTTCTTTTGTGGAGTCGCGAATGCCCGCACGTCCATATCGCCCATGCCGTCATCCGGGTTGCCCGGCACTCGTGACGGCGCGTCACGGCCTTTGCCCGGACCATCTGCGCACGGCGCGCCGACGCACGGACGAACAGCGCGGCACGGCGGCCGAACGCGGGTACGGTGCCCGGTGGCGCGCGGCGCGTGAAGCCTACCTGCGACAACACCCGCTCTGCGAATGCCCCGAGTGCCAGGCGCAACACCGGTTGCTGCCCGCGTCGGTCGTCGACCATCGCATTCCGCACCGTGGCGATGTGCGTCTTTTCTGGGATCAGTCGAACTGGCAGTCGATGAGCAAGACATGCCACGACCGCAAGACAGCCACAGAGGACGGCGGCTTTGGCAACGTCAGCCGTCGCGCTCGCCCGGCTCGCGGGGCGTCAACGCCGTAAAAGATCGATGGAGCAATCGATAGTCGTGGAGCCGAGGCTCTACAGCGCCGGTGCGTTCGCAGTAGCGCCAGACCGCGACGCACGCGAAGTATTCGGACTGGTGACGGGGCATGCCGCCGTCGTACTGCATGATCGCCGCGCGTTCGGTGTATAGCTCGCGGGCGTCAGTGTCGTCATCGGGTTCCATTCAGCAAGGATACTGTATGTCCATACAGTCCGACACGACTGAGGGCCGATCTGCAGCAGGGTTTTCCCGATTAGGGTTTGCCTGATCAGCGGGAGGGGGTGGGAAAACCCTAGGTCGGGCTGGCCCGAGGACCGCGCCCGGAGCCTCATTTTTACGACCGCGTTATTAGGAAGGTCCATCAGGACAACATTCCACGTGAAAACCCCAGCATGGCCAGCAGACCAGGTAGAGCGTCGACCCCTGGAACATCTGATTCCGAACGCGCGCAATGCGCGCACGCACTCTGACGCGCAGGTTGCGCAGATCGCTGCATCGATGCGCGAGTGGGGATGGACGAATCCGGTGCTGGTCGATGAGGACGGCACGGTGATCGCCGGACATGGGCGCATTCTCGCCGCGCGCGTGCTCGGATGGTCCGAGGCGCCTGTGATGGTCGCCCGCGGCTGGACGGCGGCGCAGAAGCGCGCCTACATGATCGCGGACAACAAGTTGGCCGAGAACGCCGGATGGGACGCGAAACTGCTGACGGTGGAAATGCAGGACTTGAGTGCGGAAGGCTTCGACCTCGGGCTGATCGGTTTCTCGGATCGCGATCTCGAGTCGATGATGGCGCCCGTTGCCGGCGACGAGGAAGGCATCGATGAGGTGTCGGGCGACCTGCCGGGCGCGCATGCGCTGAAAGACGACATGAGCTTTCCGAGCGACCTGCCGTGGAACATTCCCGAATTCCGCCGCGACATGCTCGCGGACATTCCGCCCGGTCTGGATTCATGGGCTGGCCGCGATGCGACGCCCGATGACGGAGAGACGAACTGGCTCTGGCAATGGCGCTCCGACTCGCTGCGCGGTATGCCTCGCGAGCGCTTCATGATCGGCTTCTATGTGGACGACACGCGCTTCGAATGCCTGTGGGACGCACCGGCCGAGTACGTCGGCAAGATGCTCAACCTCGGCTGCACCGTCGCGCTCTCGCCGAACTATTCGCTCTGGTCCGATCAGGCACTGGCCGTCCAGTTGTGGAACACGTACCGCGCACGCTGGGTCGGGCGCTACCTGCAGGAAGCGGGCATCGCCGTGATACCGGACGTGAACTGGTCGCTGGATGCGAGCTTCGAGTTCTGTTTCCTCGGCATCCCGGTCGGCGCGCCCGCGATATCGGTGCAGTTGCAGACACTGAACAACCCGCAGGAAGTCGCGAACGCTGCGCGTGGTCTGGGCGTGGCGCTCGAACGGCTCAAACCGGAGCGCCTGCTTGTGTATGGCTTCACCTCCGCGCGACAGGTGGTCGAGGAGCTGGGCATCGCCGACAGGGCGGTGATCGTTGAGAACCGCGTCGCCAAACGGCGCAGAGTGATGGAGGCTGGATCATGAAAGAGATCTACGGCAACGGCGGCAGTGGTGGCGGCGGCGGCAAGGAAACCGGCCGCAACGCGGTCTTTGACAAGCGTGGCAACCGGCTGAGTGGTGCGGCCCGCGAGCGCGAACTGGCACGCCGTCAGACGCCGACCAAGGGTGGCCGTGGCGTGGCCGCTGCGAAGAAGGGTGCGAGCCGCACGACGGCGAAGGCACCCGCGAAGAAGGCGGCAACGATCAAGGGCCGCCGCAAGTAACCGCGCGCAGGACACGCCAGCGACGGCGCGAATACCCGGCCAGTGGTATCGGTGCGTCCAGTTCAGGGTCGAAGACGATGCCTCTTTCGACTGCGATCCAGTGCCCGTACTCGGCACCGAGGCTGCCTATCACAATCGCGCACGTCCACTCTTTCGCGAGCGTCGTCCGGTCGAGCCGGACATGGTGATCCTTGCGCGTTTCGCACCACGCATTGCCCGTCAGCGTTCCAAGCAGAGTCTTCATTTCGCGCACTGTCAGACCGTGCTCCGCATGCGGCTTGGGATCGGCGCGCGCGGCAGCGGGATAGGCATGAGACGAGAGCATCGCCGCGACGGCAATGCCGCAGTCAATCGCATTGTTCTGTCGGACGTGTTGCATGGGAGTGCTGATCTATGGGTTTTTTCAACCGTCGATGCGACTACAACGATGTTCGCCTCGACTTCATCATTGACATGCTAGGACAAATCATGAGCGCACTTGACGATCTGAAAGCCGAAGTTGCCGCAACCCTCACGGTTGAACAATCGGCGGTCACGCTGATTCAGGGCATCGCCGCGCAACTCGCGGCGGCACTGGCAAACCAGACGAATCCCGATTCGGCTCTGGTTGACCTGACTAACCAGTTGACGGCAAGCGCCGACGCACTGGCGGCAGCAGTCGCCGCGAATACGCCTGCGGCGCCGCCCGCACCGTAAGAGGCGCGACATGGGACGCAAGATGACGCCCACCGCGCTGAAGGTGGTGCGCGGCAATCCCGGCAAACGCCCATTGAACGAGCGCGAGCCGAAGCCCGCATGCGCGGGTGCCGAGGACGTGCCGGAATGGCTGAGTCCCGAAGCGCAGGAACACTGGCCGATGATCGCGGCGCAACTCATCGACGCGGGTGTGCTGACGGTTATCGACCGGCCCGCGCTCGCGCAGTATTGCGAGGCGTTCGTGATCTGGCGGCAAGCCTATGACAAGGTGCTCAAGTTCGGGTTGGTCGTGAAGGCGCAGTCCGGGTTCCCGGTTCAGAGCCCGTTCCTGTCCATCGCGAACCAGCAGAGCGACCGCATGTTGCGCATCCTGTGCGAGTTCGGTTGTACGCCGTCGAGCCGTTCGCGCGTCGCGGTCTCGAAACCGGACGCCGACGACGTATTTGCGAAGTTCGTCAAGAAAGGCTGATGCGTTGACCGATGCGGCACCCTCACGTCAACACGGCGCACGCCTGGGCGCGTGGCGTGGTGGCCGGCACGCGGCCTGCCTGCAAGTGGGTGCGGCTCGCGTGCCAGCGGCACCTTGACGACCTGAAACGGGCCGGGACTGAGAAGGCCTACCCTTACTGGTTCGACATAGACGCTGCGGAGCGCGCGTGTGAATTTGTCGAACTGTTGCCGCACACGAAAGGCCAGTGGGCACAACGCGGCGAGCGTCTGCACCTGGAAGGCTGGGAAGCCTTCATCTTCGTGTGCGTGTTCGGATGGAAGCGCAGGAAGAACGGCACGCGGCGCTTTCGCGAACTGTACGGCGAGATTCCCCGCAAGAACGGCAAGAGCCAGCTTGGCGCGGCGATTGGTCTGTACATGCTCGTCGCCGACAACGAGGCCGGTGCCGAGGTCTACAGCGGCGCCACGACAGAGAAGCAGGCCTGGGAGGTTTTCGGCCCCGCGCGCCGCATGATCGAGCGCACGCCCGGATTGCGCAACGCGGCTGGCGTCGAGGTCTGGGCCAAGTCGATCGCGATTCCCACCGACGGCTCGAAGTTCGAACCGATCATCGGCAAACCAGGCGACGGCGCGTCACCGTCCTGTGCGCTGATCGACGAGTTTCACGAGCACGACACGCCGGACCTGCTCGACACGATGCAGACCGGCATGGGCGCGCGCTCGCAACCGTTGACGGCGATCATCACGACGGCCGGGTACAACCTCGCGGGACCGTGCTACGACAAGCACAGCGAGGTCAAACGGGTGCTTGAAGGTCTGATCGAGAACGATGAACTGTTCGGCATCATCTTCTCAATCGACCTCGAAGCCTACGACTGGCACGGCTTGAGGGTGGACGCCGACGATTGGGCCGATCCAGCGTCACTGAGGAAGGCGAACCCGAACTACGGCGTGTCGCTCGACGTGGATTTCCTGCTCGCGCAGCAGCGGCGCGCGTGCATGAATCCGATCGAACAGAACCGCTTCAAGACGAAGCACCTGAACGTCTGGTGCAGTGCCCGCAGCGCGTGGATGAACATGCAGTTGTGGGCGATGTGCGCCGATCCCGGCCTGTCGATTGACGAGTTCGCGGGCGAAGACTGCTGGTTCGCACTGGACCTTGCGAGCCGCATTGACATATGCGCGTTCACGCAGCTTTTCAAGCGGCAGATTAACGGTGACGACCACTACTTCGCGTTTGGCCGGTACTACCTGCCCGAGGACACCATCGAGGAAAGCAGGACGAATCAGGCGCTGTACCGCAAATGGGTCATTCAGGGCTATCTGAACGCGACCGACGGCGCGGAAATCGACTACGACGTGATCCGCGAGGAAGTTAAGGCGATGGGCCAGCGCTTTAACGTGCGCGAAGTGGCCTATGACCCGTGGGGTGCCACACAGCTTGCGCACCAGATGGCCGATGACGGCGCAACCGTCGTCGAATTCGCGATGACCACGAAGAATTTCAGTCCGGCGATGAAGGAAATCCTTGCAGCGGTGAAGGCGGGCCGCTTTCACCATGACGGCAACCCGGTGCTGGCGTGGATGGTGGCGAACGTGGTCGCGAAAGAGGACGCCAACGAGAACATCTTTCCGCGCAAGGAGAAACCGGAACAGAAGATTGACGGCGCGGTGTCGACCATCATGGGCGTGGCCCGCGCGATGGTCCACGCTGAACAGTATCCGATCTACCAAGGCCAACCCCTGACCGTGATATGAAACCTGTCGTCTACAACTTCTGCATGGCGCTCGGCGTGATCCTCGTCGGCGTCGGCGTCGGCCTCGTCAGTGTGCCGCGTGCGCTTGTGACCGTGGGCGCTCTGCTGATTGCCCTGACCATGCTCGCCGCCGTTATCTCGATTATCGAGAACCGGAGCCGGTAATGTTCCTGAGCATCCGGGCCGAAGGCGGCGACAGCGGCGACCGCTCGCCCTGGGGCGACTTCTGGTTCTCGCCGGTCCCGTATCGCGGCACGCCGCAGAACCTGAACGGCGACCAGGCGATGCGCCTCACAGCGGTCTATGCGTGCGTACGCGTGCTCGCCGAGTCGATCTCGATGCTCCCGTTTGTGCTCTATACCGAGGCCGCCAGTGGCGCAAAAACGCCGAACCGGAACCACTGGCTCTACAAGCTGTTCGCGGTGCGCCCGAACGAATACCAGAACCCGATGGAATTCCGCGAGATGCTACAGGGGCATCTCGCGCTGCGCGGCAACGCGTTCGCGCGCATCTATAGCAACCCGGCCGGCGAGGTCACGGACCTGATTCCCCTGCACCCCGACCGGATCACGATTGAGATGCTGTCCGACACGAACTGGCGCTATCGCATGCGCAACAGGGACGGTAGCGAAGCGATCCTGAACCGCGGCGACGTGTTCCAACTGCGCGGGCTGTCATTCGATGGCGTCGTCGGCCTGAACCCTATCGAGGCGGCGCGTGAAAGCATCACGACGGGGCTGGCCGCGCAGGACTACGGCATGCGGTACTTCCAGAATGATGCGACACCGGGCGGCTGGGTCGAGTTTCCCGGCCAGTTCAAGACCGACGAGCAACGCGACCTGTGGCGCGAACAGTTCCAGAAGTCGCAGACCGGCCGTCACCGGCACAAGACGGCGGTGCTGGAAATGGGCATGAAGTATCACCCGATCCAGATAACCAACGCCGACGCGCAATACCTGGAGACGCGCAGATACAGCGTGGGGGAAATCGCGCGGCTCTTTCGCATTCCGCCGCACCTGATCGGCGACCTTGAGCGGGCCACGTTTTCCAACATCGAACAGCAGAGCCTCGAATTTGTGCTCTACACGCTCACACCGTGGCTTACGCGCTGGGAAGAAGCGATCCGCTACACGTTTCTGGAGCCCGAGGACGGGCTGAACGTTGAGTTCCCGTTCACGGCGATGCTCAGGGGCGATGCGGGCGCGCGCGCGGCGTACTACCACAACGGCATCCTCGACGGCTGGATGACGCGCAACGAGGCGCGCCTCGCGGAATCGATGAACCCGCTGGACGGTCTGGATGAACCGTTGCGTCCGCTGAACATGGTCGAGGAAAACGAGGCTGAGAAACAGGAAGCCGAGCCGACCGGGCCGAATGCGCCGCAGCCGGAAGTGCCGAAAGGCGTACCGGGCGCACCGGGTACGCCGCCGGGTGTGCCGGCGCCGCCGAAAGGCGATCTGCACGCCGACATGCGGTTTTTCGCGCTCGCGCGCGCCAACGCTGAACGCATCGCGCGCAAGGAAACCGCGATGGTACAGACGGCATTGCGCGCGCCGGATAGCGACACCGCGCTCGTCGAGCTTTACGAGAAGCACGTCACGTTCGTCGAGCAGGCGCTGTCGGTGCCGCGTGACGAAGCGCTCGCGTACTGCACGCAACGCCTGGACTTTTTGCAGACGCAGGGCGCGTCAATCGAGGTTGACCTGTTCAATGACAGCGCATGCCTGCAACTGACACGGCTCGCCCTGGAGGGAACGATATATGAGACACGCGCTGCTGATAAATGAGTTCGTGGCGACGCCGTGGGCGATCCTGCCCGACCGCCTGACCATCATTTCCGCCGTGATTGCCCGCTGGGCGGCGGGCGAGGAAGCGGCGCCCGACGTGATGGCGCAGGTTCGCGCCGACGCCGAGGCCCTCGAGGCGCGTCGCGCCGAGGCAGCGAACACGGCCGCGCGCGCGGGCAGTGGCGCGATTGCCGTTCTGCCGTTCTACGGTGTATCGGCGCAACGCACCACGCCCGTTCAGGACGTCAGCGGTTCGGGCCTGATGAGCATTGACCGCTACACGCAGGCGTTTCGCGCGGCGCTCGCCGACGATTCTATCGGCGGCATCCTGATCGACATGGACTCGCCGGGTGGCAGCGTGTACGGCGTCGCGGAGTTAGCCAATGAAATTCATTCTGCCCGAAATCAGAAGCCCGTTTTTGCTGTCGCCAACTCTCTTGCAGCAAGTGCGGCCTATTGGATCGCCAGCAGTGCAAGCGAGTTTTACGTCACCCCTGGCGGCGAGGTCGGCTCAATCGGTGTCTTTGCCGCTCACCAGGACATGTCGCAGGCGCTTGAAAAGCAGGGCGTGAAAACGACGCTCGTGTCAGCGGGCAAGTACAAGGTCGAGGGCAACCCGTTCGGGCCACTCTCGGACGACGCGCGCGCGGCGATGCAACAACGCATTGACGCCTACTACGGCGCGTTCACACGCAGCGTTGCGAAGAATCGCGGCGTTGACGTCGCACAGGTCCGCGAAGGCATGGGTCAGGGCCGCGTGCTTTCCGCACAGCAGGCGAAGGCCGAGGGCATGGTCGATGATGTCGCAACGTTCGATACGGTCGTGCGCCGCCTCGCGAAAACCATCGGCCAGGGCGGCAGTCGTGCCGCCACGAACCCGAACCGCGCCGCTGCGATGCGACGCGAGATCGACATTCTGGGCGCTTAACACGCGGCGCTCGCGCTAACCCCCGTTCCGAAGCAACGGTAACAGTGTATGCGGCCAACGCCGCAGGACGTGTCACGTCTATATCTGGAGCATCCAACATGAACAAGACTCTCCGCGCGCTTCAACAGCGCAAGGCGCAGGCCGTTGCGGCAATGCGTGTCCTCGCGGACGCCGCCGCCGAACGCGAGATGACCGCCGAGGAAAACGCCGAGTTCGAACGGCTCTCCGCGCAGGTGCAAGGTCTCAACGTGCAGATCCAACGCGAGGAAGCGCTGTTGGAAGCCGAGCGCGATGTTGGCGTCGTGATTCCCGACGATGCGCGCATCGAAGTGACGGACAACCGGCTTGCTGATGCGACGCGCGGCTTTGCCACGTTCGGCTCATTTGCGCAGGCGGTACGCGCCGCGTCGATGCCTGGTAGCCGCAACGTGGACGAGCGCCTGTTGATCGGCGCGGCAGCGCCTCCCGCAGGCGCGTTCGGCAATGAGGCAGGCGGTCAGGACGGCGGTTTCCTCGTGCCGCCGCAGTACTCGACGGACATTTTCACACTGTCGCTCGAGGAAGATGCCCTGTTGCCGCGCACGGACAGCAACCCGATTGGCGGCAATTCGATGGTGTTTCCCACTGACGAAACGACGCCCTGGGGCACCGATGGCGTGCGCGCGTACTGGCAGGCTGAGGCGACGACCGCGACCGCGACCAAGCCGAAAATTGGCTTCGAGACCATGCGCCTGCACAAGATGATGGCGCTGGTGCCGATCACCGACGAACTGCTTGACGACGCAACCGCGCTCGCCGCGTACCTGCCGGGTCTGACCGCGCGCTCGATCCGCTGGAAGACCGATGAGGCGATCCTGTTCGGTACGGGCGCGGGCCAACCGTGGGGCGTGCTCAACGCGAAGGCGCTGGTGGTGGTCGCAAAGGAAAGCGGTCAGGCCACGCAAACCCTGTTGCCCGCGAACATTATCAAGATGGTCACGCGCCTGCCTGCCGGGTCGTATAGCCGCTCGTTCTGGCTGATGAACCCGGACGTCCTGCCTGCGCTCGACCAGATGGCGCTCGGCAACTATCCGATCTACATGCCGGTCGGCGCCGGTACGGGCAGCATGCAGGGCTCGCCCTACGGCATGCTCAAGGGCCGTCCGATCGTCACCACCGAGCACGCGTCGGCATTCTCGGCGCAAGGCGATATCTCGCTGCTCGACCTGTCCTACTACCGGTCGATCACGAACCGTGCCGGTATGCAGACGGCGACCTCGATGCACCTGTATTTCGATGCAGACGCAACGGCTTTTCGCACCACTTTCCGCATCGACGGCGTGCCGAAACTCAAAAACCCGATCCAGCCGCCGAAAAGCCCCAACACGCGTTCGCCGTTCGTGACGCTGGCCGCTCGCTAATCCCCTGGAGGAAAAAACCATGTTTCCGATGAATGTGAAGGCAACTGAGCAGGTCGCGGTGCTTGGCGTTGTCTCGCCGTCGAGTCAGGCGGCGGGTGTGGCGGTGAGCGGCTGGTTGCCGGTGGCGGGGTTCCAGAAGTTCCTCGCACTGATCCAGACCGGTGTGCTCGGCGCGGCGGCGACGCTTGATGCGAAGTTCCAGCAGGCAACCGACGCGAGCGGGACCGGCGCAAAGGACGTGACCGGCAAGGCAATCTCGCAGGTCGTCAAGGCGACGGGCGACAACGTGCAGGCCGAAATCAACCTCGACCAGCAAGACCTGGATACCAATGGCGGTTTCGCCTATATCCAGCTGTCGTTGACGGTTGGCGCGGCGGCAAGTCTGACGGCGGCGGCGGTGCTCGGCTTCAATCCGCGCTTCGGCCCCGCGTCCGACTATAACGCGGCGAGCGTCGCGCAGATCGTCGGCTGATAGCGATGCCAGAGCAACTCATCCGGCCGCCCATCGGCGAGCCGGTGAGCCTCGCTGAGGCGAAGCTCCATATGCGCGTGACCGACGACGCGCAGGACGCACGAATCCAGTCCTTCATCACGTCCGCGCGCATCGATGCCGAGAAAGAAACGCGCCAGCAGTTGATTCACGCGCGATGGCAGGCGATCTTCGACAGGTTTCCCGGCGACAACGGAATGAACCTGTGCGAGAACGTCAACATTCCGGGCAACGCGGCGAGGTTGCCGCACTCCCCGCTGATCGACGTCGTGAGCGTGACGTATCTGGACATGAGCGAGACGTTGCAGACGATGGACCCCGCCGACTATGTGGCGAACAGTGCGCTGACACCGGGCATCGTGATGCCGCGATTCGGCAGGATATGGCCGGTTCCGTTGCCGCAGATCGGCGCGGTGCAGTTCACGTACAACGCCGGTTATGCGTCGCCGTTCAGCGTGCCGACCGTGCCCGGCAACCAGATCAGGGTGCGCGGCCCCGTCACGTGGAAAGCGGGCGATACCGTCCAGTTCTACAACTCCGGCGGTGCGCTGCCGCTGCCGCTTCAGGACGGCGCGTCCTATACGGTCGATGCGGTCGCGGCGGGTGGCCTCTATACGTTGCTCGATGACACAGGCGCGAGCGTGCAGTTCACCGACGCGGGCAGCGGCCTGAATTTCATCGGCGTGGTCCCGCAGGCGATCCGCGACTGGATTCTGTTGCGCGTGGGCGCGCTGTACGAGAACCGCGAAGGCGTGCTCGTCATGACGCGCGGCCACGTCGAAGACCTGCCGTTTGTCGACCGCATGCTTGATTCGTACCGGACTTCGTTGCCATGACCGGGAGCACGGTGCGCGCGGGTGCGCTGGACCGGCAGGTTTCGATCCAGCAACGCACGCTCTCGCAGGACTCGTTCGGCCAGCAGTTGCAGGTGTGGACGGAAATCAAGAAGGTCTACGCGGGCATCGAAGCGTTAAGCGGCGGCGAGCGGCTCGCTGCGCAAAGTCTCGCGAGTGAGGTCACGCACCGCTTCACGGTGCGCTATGACGCGATCTTTGCCGATCCGAAGGTGGTCGCGGCCTACCGCATCGTCTACAACAGCCGCATTTTCGATGTGCAGGATTGCGAGAACCTCGACGAGGCGAACCGGCTCATCACACTGATGGCGGCGGAGGGCTTGACCCTTGGCTGAGTTCGCACACGTTCGCGGTCTGCGCGAGATTCAGTCGATCCTCGATGCGCTCCCGAAGGGCATCGCGACCAACATCAACCGCGGCGCTGCAAACGCAATGGCAACGCCCGTGGTCGAGAAGGCCAGGCAGCTTGCGCCCGTCTACGGCGGCACGGACCCGCGCATGAAAAAAGGGCAACTCAGAAAGAACATCATCAAGGTCCACAGCCGTTCGCTTTCGGGCACGTACCGGCAGACCACGCTCGTCACCGTGCGGCGCGGCACCGGCAAATACAAGAAGGTCGTCGGCAGCAAGGTCGTCTATCTGGACGCCTATTACTGGACCTGGGTGGAATTCGGGCACTGGTACGTGCCGCCGCGCACCGAAGGCCAGATGGTCACGACGCGCAGCGGCAAGCAGAAGTTCAAGTACCGGTATTCGCGCGCGGCGTGGCGCAAGATGAATCAGGCGATCTGGGTCGAACCCCGTCCGTTCCTGCGCCCTGCGCTACGCGCTGCCGAGGCGGCGGCAATCAAGGCCGGGATCGACTACTACAACGCGCGCATCCCGAAGGAAGTCGACAAACTCGTCGCGAGCAAGCGGTGGGCGGTATGAGCACGATTGAGGAACAACTCGTCGCGCAGCTTGCGCCGCTCGTTGACGGCGCGATCTTTCCCGACAGTGCCGCGCAGACCACGCCGTTCCCGTACCTCGTCTATACGATCAACGCCGGTCGTGTCGAGAACGTCCTCGAAAGCCCGGTTCCGCCCATCGACAACACGGTGTTTGAAATCAATTGCTGGGCGGGCACGCGCGGCGGCTCGATTGCGCTCGCCGCCCTTGTCACGACCGCGATGCAGGGCTGGCAGGACTCGACGGTATCGAACCGCAAGGTGACGGGCGATCACGGTCTCTATGAGGCTGACATCAAGGCGTACCGGATCGTGCAGGAGTACTCGGTTTGGCACTACTGAAGTGTTGTTCGATAAATGAGGAGCACGCGACATGACTACCACCGCTATTTCCACGCAAGGCGCAACCCTGAAAGTCGGGACCGGCAGCGGTTCGCCGATCACCATTACGGGCGTGGCCGATGGCAATCCGACGATTCTCACGGCGGCCGCACACGGGCTGATGCTCGGTGACGTGGGGACCATCTCCGGGTCCACGGCGCCCGTCGGCCTGAACGGCACGTTTCCGTTGCTGGCCAAGACGGTCAACACGTTCGCCATTCCGCTCGACACGACGGGCGGCGGCGCGATGGCGGGTTCGCCGGTCTTCACGCCTGTCCAGTGGACCGCGATCCGCAACGTCACCAGCTTCAAGGGTTTCGACGGCAAGAATGCGCGGCTCGACGCGACCAATCTGGCAAGCACCGTCAAGGAATACATTTCCGGGCTGTCCGATCCCGGATCGTTCGGCTTCGACGTGCATATCGACATGGCGGACGCCGGGCAGATCGCGCTGCGCAACCTGCTCGTCAGCGGTGCCGTCGTGCCCTTCCAGTTGGTTTTGCCGAACACGCACACGGTCAGCTTCAACGGGTTTGTCGAGACGTTCCCCTGGGATGGCGGCGTCGACAAGATTCTCACGGCGAACCTGAACCTGATCCTCAGCGGCCCGGTCACCTACGCATAAGGTGCACACATGTCCAAAATTCTCACGAAGTCCGACATTCTCGCTGCCGATGACCTGAAAACGGAAACGGTTGATGTCCCCGAATGGGGCGGCGCCGTGATCGTGCGCATGATGACGGGAACGCTGCGCGACGCCTACGAGGCAAGCCTGATGAAGCGCGACGGCGACGGCAAGTATCGCGTCGACACCGTGAACATGCGCACCAAGCTGCTCGTTCAAACAGTCGTCGATGAAGCGGGCCGCGCGCTCTTTGATGGCGACGCCGACGTGCTTGAGCTTGCAGGCAAGAGTTCGGCGGCCATTGAACGGCTGTTCATCGTCGCGCAACGCCTGAACGGTCTTGCGCCCGACAGCGTGGAGAACGCCGAAAAAAACTCCGTGAGCGGCCCGAGCGACGCTTCTACTTCCGCCTCGCCGCAACCCTCGGCATGACCGTGCGTCAATTGCTCGCGAATCTGGACAGCGCCGAACTGACCGAGTGGATGGCGTTCAACAGTATCGAGCCGTTCGGTGAGGCGCGCGCCGATCTGCGCGCTGGCATCATCGCCTCGACGGTGGCCAATCACGGCTCGGTGGCGATGAAAAAGCCGGTTCCGCCGATTGACTACATGCCATTCCAGCAACGTCCGCAGGAAGAAACCGGGCCGATGTTGCTTGCCGACCCGGACGCACAGTCCGAACTGATCCTCGGCGCGTTCAAGAACGTGCCGATCATCCGGCATAAGGTGACCTGACATGGCCTCAATGGGCAGCCTCGGGCTCGAACTGTATGCGAATTCGTCCCGTCTCGAAGGCGACATGGGACGCGCCGCGCAGATCGTCGAGTCGCGCGCGCGTGCGATGGACGCAGCCGCGGCGAAGGCGGCGAAAAGCATTGAGGGCATCGGCAAGGCGGCGGGTTCCGTTGGACGCATCAACGGCATCAAGGAAGCGGCAAACGACGCCGAACATCTCGGACACACGACCACGGCGGCGCGCCGCGAACTGCTCGTGCTCGCGCACGAACTCAGCCAGGGCAATTTCAAGAGATTCGGCGGTTCGCTGATGGTGCTCGGCGAGCAGATGGACTGGATGGGCAAGATCATGTCGCCGACGGGCATGGCGATCGGTCTGGTGACGGGCGCTGTATTGCTCGCGGCGACCGCGTTCATCAAGGGCGCGCATGAGTCCGCGCAGTTCGCCATGTCAATCCGGCTGACGGGCAACTATGCGGGCCTGACGGAAGGCCAGTTCAACGCGATGGCGAAAAGCGTCGCGGCTGGTGCGGACGTGACGATCAAGCATGCGCGCGAGATGACGCAGGAATTCGTGAGCACCGGCCGCTTTTCCGGCCTCGCACTCGAAACGGCCAGCGTCGCGGCGGCGAGACTCGCGGACATGACCGGCCAGAAGTCCGAGGAGATCGTCAAGGATTTCACGAAGATGACGGACGGCGTGCTCAAGTGGGCGCTGGAAGCGAACAAGCAATATCACTTCGTTGACGTCGCACTCTATGAGCACATCAAGGCGCTCGAAAAGCAGGGCAAAACCGAGGAAGCCGAAGTGGTCGCGCTTGAGGCGCTGAACAAGCACCTGAGCAAGACGCATGAAAATCTCGGCTATCTCCAGGAGGCCTGGCATGGCGTTGGCCAGATGGCGAGCTGGACATGGGACAAGATGCTCAGTTGGGGGCGTAACGAAACGCTCGACGAGCGCATCGCGGCGCTCAAGGATCAACTCGAAGCCTTGCCGAAAAGCGGCAGCATCACGGGTGGCGTGCATCCCGCCGGTTGGGTCAGCCCGAAAGAAAAACTCGAAGCGGCATTGCGTGATGCAGTCAGGCGCAAGATGCGTGAGGAAGACAATGCCCTGCTCACGCAACAGAAGGCCGGTCAGAATGAGCGCGACGTCACGAACCGCGCGTTCTACGACAAGCTGATCGAGGACACAAAAAAGCGCGAGCAAAAACTCGCCGATGAGATAAAGGACATCAACCGGCGCGCCGACGAAAGTCACTGGTCGCCGGAAATGCGGGCGAAGGCCATCGCAGCAGCCAACGAGAAATTCAAGGATACGGGCCTCGCGCGTGCGGACCTTGGCGCGCAACTGCAACCGTTGCAGGCGCAGATCACCGCTGAGGACAAGATTCTCGCGCAGCGCGAGCACGCGTTGCAGGTCTACTACAAGAACAACAAGCTCTCGATTGAGGGGTTCTACGACACGGAACAGACCGTCATCGAAGCGCACATGAAGCGTATCAGCGGCCTGTACGATCAGGAAATCGCGATCCAGAACAACTACGCGAAGAAGGCCCACGACGCGGCGACACGCACCGAAGCACTGACCAAGGCGCATGACCTCGCCGACCGGAAAGAGGTGGCGCTTTCCGCTGACCGTGAAAAGCTCGCGATGAACACCGAGGCGATGACGCGCGACACGGACACCTATCGCGAATCCGTCGAACGCCTGAATGCCGTGCTCGCCGGGCAACAGGGCAAGTCAGCCGTCACGGCCGGTGCGGAATTCGACCGCCAGAACCGGGCATTGCTCGAGCGCGCGCGGGCACAGGGCGATACCGGCACGCTCGACACGGCGGCCAGGGTGCGCGCGAATGCCGAATCGATCCAGCTCGTCAACAACCTGAAAACCGACGCGGCGGAAATCGAGAAGCGCCTGAACCTCCAGCTTGAGCGCGAGAACAACCTCGTCGAAAGCGGCCAGAAAACCAGACTGCAAGGCATGGCGGACATGGACAACGAGCGCGCCGTGGCCGTGCAGCAACTTGACGCCATCGCGCAACGGATGCAACAGGCCGCCGATACGTCCGGCCTTGAATCGTTGCAGGCGGAAACCGACGGGTTGCGCCGCCACGTCGAACAGTTGCAGCAGGCGAGCCATTCGCTCGGCAAGACGTTCGACGATATCTTCGCCAGCGGCTTTGCGAACATGATCGAAGGTGCCATATCTGGCACCAAGACGTTCCGGCAACTCTTTCTCGACATGGCCAATTCCATCGAACAGGCCATCGCGCGCATCGTCGCGCAAGACCTTGCCGCGCATCTCTTTGGCATTGGCGGCGACGCTGGCGGCGGTGGCCTGATCGATCAACTTGTCGGCCTGTTGGGCAGCAGTGGCGGCGCAGGCTCGGCGGCGGCAGGCGCGGGCGTTCAGGTCGGCGGCGCGATTGACATGGCGATGCCCGTCGTCACCGCAGCGCTCGCGAGCGGCGGCCCAACTTCGGCAGGCTCGATGTATCAGGTTGCCGAGAATGGTCCCGAACTGCTGAACGTCGCGAACAAGACCTATCTGATGATGGGCAACCAGTCAGGCCGGGTCACGCCGATGGGTAGTGAGGCGATGCCCGGCAGGCAGCACATCTGGAACATGAATATCGCCGTGCCGCCCGGCACCACGCGGCAGACCGCGCAGCAACAGGCGCGCGAAATCATGACGCACGCGCAGATCGCGATGGCGAGGAATAGCTGATGGCAACGTTCCTCGAATCGCCGCGCTTCCCGGACACTATCGCGTTCGGCGCAACGGTCGGGCCGACCTATCTGACCGTCGTGAACACGATCTACTCCGGGCGCGACGGGCGCATTCCAGCGTGGACGCAATCGCGCATCCGGTTCGAAGTCGGACGGCGCGCGATGAATGCCGCCGACACGGCAACGCTGGATGCGTTCTTTCGCGCCGTCAAAGGCCGCGCGTACGGCTTTCGCATCAAGGATTGGACCGACTACACCGCGACGACGGGTAATGGCGTGTTGACGCCTGCCGCGACACCGGGCCGGTATCAGCTTGGCAAGTTCTACACGACGGGCGCACTGAACGAGACCCGCAGCATCCAGAAGCCTGTGGCCGGTTCGCCTGTGGTCTATCTCAACGCGTCGCCGCTTGCTGGGGCCGCTTACGCCGTCGATAGCACGACGGGACTCGTCACGCTCACTCAGTCATCGTTCGCCAGCGCCGGCGTCAATGGCGTCACGGTCGGCGCTTCGACGGTCGTTACGCTCGCGTCCGGCATTCCCGGCCTGGGCGTCGGCGGCACGCTGGCATTTAACAGCGGCTTCGGTGGCGCAGATCAGGCGCTACTGGCCGGGCAGGCGTTCCAGATCACGGCGCTAACGGGCACGCAATACACGCTTGCCGTCAACACGACGGGCAAGGCGATCACGGCGGGTTCCGCCATCGGCACGCGCTACCCGCAAGGCGCTGACGTGCTCGCGTGGGCGGGCCAGTTCGATGTGCCGGTGCGTTTCGACGTGGACGAAATGAAAAAGCAGGTCATGGACCGCAGCGGCGGCGACCTGATCGTTGACTGGGGTTCCATTCCGCTTATCGAAATCCGGGTCTGACATGCGCAACATATCGGCGGCTCTGCTCGCGCACCTGCAAGGCGACGTGCGCACCATCGCAACGCTGTGGCTCATTACGCGTACCGATGGACAGGTCTTCGGCTTCACGGACCTTGACCGCGATATCACGTACAACGGCGTCACCTACACGTCGGCAGGCAGCTATACGCATTCGAGCCTCGAGTCCGGTTCCACCCTTTCAACGTCGAACCTCGAAATGCAGGCGCTATTCGACAGTTCACTTATTACACAGGCATCGCTCGAAAGTGGCCTGTGGGACTTTGCTGCCGTCTCGATCCAGCTTGTGAACTATAACGACCTGAGCATGGGCGGCGTGCAACTGAATGGCGGCACGTTGGGTCAGGTGACGATCAAGAACGGCACCTACACGGCTGAACTTCGCGGCCTCGCGCAAGTCATGCAACAGGACGCGGGCGACGTGTACAGCCCGACGTGTCGCGCCGTGTTCGGCGATTCGAAGTGCACCATTGACCTCGCACCGCTCACGTTTAGCGGCGCGGTGCAAAGCGTCAATTGCGGCACAAGCTGGAACGATTCGACGCTCACGCAGACCGGCCCCGTCTCGAACTTTATCGACACTGCGGGGCGTGTCATCCCGACGCATACACCGTTCACCATCCAGACCGTGCCACCAGCGGGCGGCGGCTTCGTTGCCGATAACGGCGTGCGCGACTCGTTCGGCAATTCGCTGACGAAGGTCGCAGGCTCGCCGAATAGCGGTCAATACAGCGTCAGTGCGGGCGGGATCTATACGTTCAACGTCGCGCGGGCGAACACGGAAGTGTTCATCAACTATGCGTACACGATGGGCTATTTCGCGTTCGGCGTCGTCAGGTGGCTGACGGGTCTGAACGCGGGCGCATCGTCCGAAGTGAAGGCATTCGCACCGGGCGTCGTCACGCTCGCAATGCAGCCGGTTTTCCCGGTTCAGGTTGGCGACACGTATTCGATCATCGCCGGTTGCGACAAGCAACCCGGCACCTGTGGCGGTCGCTGGAACAACATCATCCATTTTCGCGGCGAGCCGTTCATTCCCGGCGTCGACACGATGATGTCTGTCAAGACATGAAGACCGTCACGCGTTGCGAATTTGTCGCTGAGGCGCGCGCATGGATCGGCACGCCTTATCGCCACCAGGGGCGCCTGAAAGGCATCGGCGTCGATTGCATTGGGCTGGTCATTGGCGTCGCGCGCGAGGTCGGCCTGTTCGATCTGGACGTGGGCGCATACGACAAGCGCCCGGACGGCACGCTGCAAATGCGCGTTGAGCAATACACGACGCCGAAAGGACTGGACGAGGCGCAACCGGGCGACCTGCTGCTGTTTCATTGGGACGGCATGCCGACGCACGTTGGCATCCTGAGCGAGCCGCTACACCTGATCCACGCGTTTGCGGTCAATCGCAAGGTGGTCGAGCACCGGCTCGACGAGCGCTGGCTTGCGCAGATCGTCGGCGCTTACCAGATTCCGGGAGTCGTCTAGATGCAACTCGCACTGTCCGTCGCTGGCGCAGTCATCGGCGGCCTGATCGGCACGTTTGTCGTGCCGGGCCTCGGCACGGCGGCCGGCGCCGAACTCGGCTTTGCCATCGGCGGCATTGCTGGCACGTTGCTCGTTCACCAGAAAGGCCCGGCACCGAACGACCTGCGCGTGCAGGATAGCGCCTACGGCAAACCGATACCGACTGTGTACGGCATCTACCGCGCTGCCGGTAACGTGATATGGGCAGGGCAACCGCACCAGACCGGCGGGGGCAAGGGTGGCCCGCCGTCTCCCGCGACCGTGCAGATGAGTTTCGCTGTCGGCGTGTGTAAAGGACCGATCAAGGGCATTCGCCGTATCTGGGCAAACGGCAAACTCATTTACGACGTGTCGAACCCGTCGAATTTTCAGGCAATCAGCGGTTCGAACCAGATGATTACCGGCTTTCAGGTGTATCTCGGCGACGAAACACAACTGCCTGACCCGACGATACAGGCCGCCGAAGGTGTCGCGAACACGCCGCCGTTTCGCGGGCTGGCGTATGTCGTCTTCAACAATCTCGGCCTTTCGACGTGGGGCAATTACATGCCCTCGCTATCGTTCGAGGTCATCGCGTCCGCCAACATCACCTACACGGTAACGGGCCAGCAGGCCGTACAGACTGCGCCCGGCACAACGGGTTTCGACGGCGCTATCGGAACGCAGATCGATTCGGTCGGCAACGTGTACGGCGTCACGTATGGGGGCGTCGGCATCGGCATCGGCCTATGTCCCTTCAAGCTGACGGCATACGGCGTCGAGTGGCTCATCGCGCCTAGCCCGCTGCTGCCGAATCCGTATTGGTACATCGGAATCGATTTTCCGATGGAACACTGTCAGTCGTACGACGAGCCGGGCATTCTGACGACAGCGGGCGACTGGTACGAAATCAAGACGGGCAATCATTACAACATCGGCGTCGCGCCCGGACTCGTCGCGACGTCGAATGGCTCCGTAATCAAGCGCAACGGCTATATCGCGCTCACCGTCTATATCGCGCTGGGTCATCATTCGATCTGGGTGTATCACGGCGGCACGCTTGTAACGGGCAACCTGTCATCAGCGTGGCATCTCATCGGCATGTCCAACGCGTATATCTACGCAATCGGAATCGATCCCGCCGACGCGTATAACCAGTGGCTTTGCAAATTCGACCTTAACGGCAACTTCATTGCGCAACTCGTGCATAACAGCCTCTTCGTTGGCGCTGCCGGTTATTGCGTCAGTGATACGGAGCTTTACATCGCGACCGCAGGCAACGTTTTTCGTTGGGACGGCTCGACGCTCATCGATACCGGTATTCCTTCGTTCGGCGCTTCGTCGCTTTCAGCGATGCGCGTACAGAATGGCAACGGCTATTTTTCCAGCTTCGGTTTCGGCAGCACGTTCGCAGCGGAAGTGCCGACATTCACTTACACGCCGCAATCGCTATCATCCATCGTCGCCGACGTGTGCGCGAACGCGGGCCTGACGTCAGGCCAGTACGACGTGAGTGCATTGAGCGATAGTGTCATCGGCTATGCATTGACGAACCACTCATCGCCGCGCAATAACCTCGCCCCGCTGATGGCGACGTACTTCTTCGACGCGAACGATACCGATAATCAGATCAAGTTCACGCGGCGCGGCAGCGGGCCTGTCGGCTCGTTCGCCTATGCCGATCTTGGCGCGTCGGCTTCATTCGGCGACGATGCGAACCTCACGCCGATAACGGAACAGGTCGCGCAGGAAATCGACCTGCCGCGCACGCTGTCATTCACCTACAACGCGCTCAACGCGGACTATCAGGTGAACACGCAACGGGCCTTTCGCAATGTCACGCGCAGCAACAAGGACGTGACAATGCAGGCGTCTATCGTGTTGCCTGACGATGAAGGTCTGATGCGCGCGCAGACGATGCTCTGGGCTTCATGGGTCGGACGCAAAACCTTCCAGTTCTCGACCAGCCTTGCGTATCTCAGATATGAGCCGGGTGATGTGATGACGCTGTACGGGCCGACCGGACAGTCCTACCTCGTAAGGGTGACGCGGTGCGTGTATGACGGACAGGGCAACCTGCAATGGGAAGCGCAGCTTGAGGAACCCGACATTTATCCGAACGCGTCGTATAACGCGCAGGGCGGCGCGCCGCTCGGCTTTACGTCGCAACCCATCGAATATGCAGGACCGACGATTCTCGCACTGCTCGACGTGCCACCGCTGCGCGATAGCGACACGTCACAGCAAATCTACATCGGCGCGTGCGGGCTCGCGGATAACTGGCCTGGCGTGATGGTGGACATTTCGCGCGACGGCACAAGCTATACGCAGCTACAACGCATCCTTAACGCCTCAGTCATCGGCTACACGACAAGCGCGCTCGGCAACTTTCGCGGCGGCAACCAGCCTGACGAACTGAGCACGCTAAACGTCACGCTCTATCACGGCGCGCTGTCGAGCGTCAGTTACGCGAATTTTATGGCGGGCGTGAATGCCGCCTACATCGGCGGCGAACTCGTGTTCTTTCGCAACGTCACGCAGACGGCCGCGCTCACCTATACGCTGTCGGGCTTTCTGCGCGGGCGCGTCGGCACGGAATACGAGATTGCCGGGCATGCAACCGGCGAGCCGTTTGTGTTCCTCGATCCGAATGCACTCATCGCGCCGTCGCTCAGTGTCAGCGATGTGGGCTCGACGCTTTATTACGAGCCGCACCTGTTGAACCTGTTCGCGAATCAGCCGGCCGACGAGACCGCGATCACGCCGACGACGGCCTGTGTGAAGCCGCTTTCACCTGTCCTGTTCAACGCGGGCAAAGGCAGCGCATCGAGCGTGAATGATATTTCCCTGACGTGGATCAGGCGTGCGCGCGTGAATGCGCAATGGCTCAACAACACCGATGTGCCGCTTGATGAATCGACCGAAGCCTACACGCTGACCATTTCGAATAGCGGCGGCACGGTGAAGCGAACCGTAACTGTGGGCGCGACGTCGTATATCTACGACGCAACGACTATCGGCAACGATGGCTTCACGACCGGGCAGACCATCAATTTTTCCGTCGCGCAGAACAGCAATCAGGGCGTGCTCGGCTTCGCCGCGCTCACGTCCATCGTGAGGTAAGACATGTCCAACAGCACGACGCTACTCGACACCATCGCGACGAATCAGGCGAGTAAAGAGGTAGTCGCCAATGCGCTGTTTGATGCAGCGTCGCCCGCGATGACGTGGGGCCGTCACGCGAGCGCGTGTAATGCGCTCACGTGGGCCTGGTACGGCGGCATGTTTAACGGCAATGCCATCGCTAACGGCACGGTGACGTTGACCGCGAGCACGACCAATTACCTGTTCGCAGATGCGGCGACGGGTGCAGTCAGCGCGAACACGACCGGCGTGCCGGCGGGAAAGATTCCGCTCTATTCCATCGTGACGGGCGCATCGGCGGTTTCGAGCTACACCGATCTTCGCGGCTATCAACCAGCGGGCATCGTGATACCGGGCACCAATCCCTATGACGTGCCGATGTTCTTTCCGGGCATCCCCGCGAACGCGCAGCTAATGGCGCGCATCGTCATTCCGCGCGTGGTCGTGTTTCCTTCCGGCCTGACGGGCTCCTATGCGTCGTCAGTCGGCGCGGCGACAGCAAGCACCACGCTCACGCTCGCGCGCAATGGCTCAACCATCGGCACGGTGAATTTCGGGGCGGGCGCGACGAGCGGGACATTCACGTTTGGCAGTCCCGTCACCGCGGCAGCAGGCGACGTACTGACGCTCACCAATCAGGCGACCGCAGACGCGACGCTCGGCAATATCAGCGTGACGCTTACCGGCACGCGTTAAGGGGAAAACAATGGCGCTTCTCTTTTGTGACTCTTTCGACGCCTATACGGCAAAGGCCGACGTAACGGTTAAATGGGGCCTCGGCTCGAATGGCGCCCTTTGGACCAGCTACGGTTCATTTTCTTCGTCGGGCGGCAAGTTCGGCGGCGGCTCGATCAATATCGGCGGCACAAACGCCACTTCCGCGAACCAGATGTTGCAATGTCCGGTCGGCTTCACGTATAGCGCGGGCTATACCGTCTGCATGGCGGGCTACATCAAAATAGGCGGCGTGCCCGCGTCAAGCGCTGCATTCATGGGCCTTAGTCCGAACGGCACGACGGCGGGCATGTTCGATATCAACGGTTCGGGCGTACTCAGGTTTTACCCTTTCGGCAGCGGTGGCGCGAGCGCGACAACGGGCACGCGCAATCTCGCCGATAACAACTGGCACTGGTTCGAAGCAAAGGTCGTCCTTAACACAGCTTCGACGGGTTCGGTGACGGTCTATGTGGACGGCACGCTCGAACTCTCGCTGACAAGCCTTGCGACCATTGCAGGCGGCACGCCTAACGGCTTTGTGCTTGGCTCCGTGTATATCCAGAACACCCAATTCGACGACGTAATTTTTTGGGATACGACGGGTTCTAACTTCAATACGTTTCCACTCGGCGCGCGCCGCATTGCATGCCTTAACCCGAATTCAGCGGGTGACTCGACGCAATTCACGCCGAGCACAGGCGCGAACTGGTCGTGCGTGAGTCAGGCATACAGCGGCTCGGCGAATGTGTCGGACACGGGCAGTGGCAACAGCGATCTGTATCACACGCCGGGGCTCAGTTATACGCCCATCAGCACCATCAATGCCGCCGTGCTGAATGTGTTCGGCAGTAACCCCGCTGCCGATGGCTCGCGCAGTATCACGCCGAAGCTCAAGTCGGTTTCGACCGTGGCGAGCGGATCAGGCATCACGCTGCCCGGCACGAACCAGAATTTTCAAAGCATTTTCTATAAGGACGCGAGCGGCGCGGCATGGACGGCGACGAACATCAATGCGGCGCAGCCGGGTATCGGAGATTAAGCCATGCCTACTGCCGCGTCACAGGTCAACAAGGTTTATGCCGAAGTCGTCACCGATAACGGCATCGCGCCCGCGTCGCGCGCGCAAAAGGTCTACGCAGAAGTCATTACAGACAATGGCATCGCGCCCGCGTCGCGCGTCGTCAAGCTGTATGTGGAAGTGATCGGCGACATAGCCGCGCCGCCTGTGACGAGTAGCGCGCTGCCGGTCATCTTCGCGTGCACCTGAATGAGAGGGCGAACCAAATTGGACAACTTCACGCGCGCGTTTGAGCTTGTCGTCGGCATCGAGGCAGGCCTCAGCCTGGACCCTGACGATCCGGGCAACTGGACTGGTCACGCAAAGGGCGCTGGCATCCTCAAGGGGACCAAGTACGGTATCTCGGCGGCGAGCTATCCAAGCCTCGATATCGCGAACCTCACGCTGGTCCAGGCGAAGTCGATCTACCTCGCGGACTACTGGAATGACGTCAGGGCCGATGCGTTGCCGTGGCCGCTCGCGTGCTATGTGTTCGACTGCGCGGTGAATCAGGGCCAGCCGAAGGCGAAGCTACTGCTACAGGCCGCGCTCGGCGTGAAGGTGGACGGCGTGATCGGCCCGGTGACGCTGGCGGCGGCCTCGCGTGCCGGTGCGTACCAGAACGCCTCATTCATGACTGTGCGCGCGTTCGACTACCTGAACAAGGTCAATTTCTCGCATGACGGACGTGGCTGGTTTAACCGGCTTTTCACGGTGGTGGCGGCGGCAGCGTCGCCTTAAAAAGGAGCGAGCAAAATGGACGGAACCAAAAGCATTCTGGCGAGCAAGACTTTCTGGGGCGCCGCGATCGCGCTGGTGTCAACCGGGCTGCAAGCGGCCGGCGTGACGGACACGAGTGGTTACGCGAACGACGCGGCCACGATCATCGGCTCTGTGTTGTCAATCTACGGCCGGTTCGCGGCGACGAAGACCGCCACGCTGACCGGGAACTAATGGCCAGGTGCGGCCATGTTCAGCAAACGTGCGCCGACCGTGCCCGCGGAGGTTGAGGCGAACCGCGTCGCCATTCAGGCCAGCCGTGAACTGTTCGAATCGAAGATCAGTACGTTGCGCTTCGAGCTGGTCACCGCCGTCGCGTCGCTCAAGGAAATGCACGGTCATGAGCGCTCTGAGGTCGCACGTCGGCTGGAGGGCATCGAGGAACAGATCAAGCGGCTCGACGCCACGAACCGGGATTATGTCCTGCGTGAAGTGTACGAAAAGGACGAGGAACGGCTGTACTCGGAGCGGCGGGAGTCACTGGCAACACGCGAGCACGGACGGCGCGCGATGACGATGGCGCTGATATCGGCGTTGGTGTCCGCGTTCAATATTGCGGTGAGCGTCCTTCTGCATTACCTGAACTGACTTTAAGCGTCCTTAGATGAGGCGATAATCACGTGGTATTGGTTCGGTAGGACTCCAGTCTCGTTCAAAAACAGTCGCTACTATCCCCAGAGTTTCACATTTCATGCTGAATGAGTCGACATGCTCTGCGCCACATATAAACAAAACCGGAAACGCAACAACCTGCAATCTATGCAGCCATTCGGCTTCGCGCCCCGACCATGTTGAGGGACAATCGATAACGGGAAGGCCGAGTAAGCGACGTTCGTTTCCATCTGGGTCGCAGAATTTGTGCGAGACACCTAGCTCTGCCGCGACCCTTTTAGATAAGGATACGGTCTCGCCGAGAGCCAGTACGCTCATCTCCTCTCCAATGGTCCGAACAGAGTAACGCTGCACGGCATGTCGGACCATCTGTTGGAATTCTCCGTAAGACCCTTCTGGCGCATTCGGCAGCCCTCGCTGAAGCTTGTGGGACGTTCCGAGTATAAATATCAACTTGCTATTGTCCGCCGTCATTCTCGGTGTCTTTGGCATACGTCAACACCTACTGCTGTGTACAATCAGTCGTCCACCCACCACCATAGGCCGGACTTGTGGTGCAGTGACTTGTCGATGTCGAGGGCGGCTCGGGTAATTTGATTGCCGAATAGCCGCACTGAGACTCTTGCATTATCTTTACTGTCTCCATGACAGCACCATCACACTGGTTGTGGTCGGAGCAGTACTGCGCTGCCGCCTGTGCAGTATTCTGCAAACAAGTCTGTAAGGCATCGGCTTGCGATTGCTGAGGCGATGACGATGCGCCTCCGGATATTGAATTGTATTGATTCAGATCCTTCAAGTCCCGGTCCATGTCGGAACAAGCCTGCTGGTCCCCTGCATTACAAGAGATGGCATGGCTTCGATAACTCGCAACAATCCCAACGCACTGTGATTTTGAGCCACAAGCGTCAAGGGACTGCTTGTACCATCGCTCAAGCTGGTCTTCAAAACCAGATTTTTTCACCATGGCGACCAGGTTACTTGCAGATACGTCACCCAGCTTTGTTGATGCATGAGTATTGCAGTAGCCAAGCAGAGAAAGTAACGCCATAGCGCCCTTGTCCTTCACACCTGTGGCCGCATTGAAGTCATTGACCAGCTTCGCGATGGCAGGGTCTTTGGTGGGAGTGACCAACTTTCCGCCGCCGTGGCCAGTCGCGTTCATAACGTACTTCGCGCATTGGTCGCTGGCTTTCGGATACCAAGTTTGTCCGGCTAGACAGGTTCCCGCGAAACCGGCGCAGAGCGACATGACTATTGTTATTCGCAGCAACATGCTATTTCTCTCGCTTTGAAGTAGGCGATGGGCGACTGCCGGAGAAGATTCGGCGGCTGTCAGGTGCGGCGGGCGCGCCGGGTCTTGATCTGGAAGAGTTCCCAATGCGCGGGGGACATGCTGCGCTCGCCCGATTCCCACCGTTGCCACGAACGCAGGTCGACGTGAACAACGGCACCCGCTGCGGCCTGGGTGAGTCCGGCCGCCTCGCGTGCGGCGCGGACTTCAACGGGTGTAGGGTTGGACAATTGGGTTTTCATGGCTCGGATGCGGGACGACATATGGTCGTCAAAGCATACCGCACGGCGCATCAGTCATGAAGTCCGCGATTGTCGAGCGTCGCATTGTGGAGGGTTTGCGTGATGGTTTCGAATGTTGGTGCAATGGTCGTATAGACCGTATAGCCGATTGCAGACACCAGGACGACAGACAGAACGACTTTGAACACGGTAAACATGGTGTTGACTCCGGAAAGGAAAACGGCTCGCCTAGGCGAGCCGTGCGGGGTTGCTCAGTTGCTTCTGTCCAACCAGTACTAGCTTTTGACCTTGACCCGTTCCCAGGCCGCTATACCTGCGCCATTGCAGGTAATGACGCTCACAGGCAAACGCCCACGGACCGATACGGGTTGCAAAATCGTATTGCGCCTTTTCATTGCAGAAATTGCATTTAGGCAATTCCCAAACCTTGACCTCGGTTCCCATGAATAACCCCACCCCTTAAAATGCGGAAATAACCCATTCACGGAATAGCGCGCGCAATGCGTCCGTGGATTTAACGCGAGTGGTGATAATGTCCGCATCTTTCGCGCGATGGTAAATCGTCACAATTGCCTGACACGTTTTGTAATCAAAACGGATATGCGCGTTAAAATGCCCGGCACCGATAATGTCGAGACAATCCGAATCCGCACCATCGTTCAAGTGATAAACCTTTTTCGCCTTGACGCCATTATCAATAAGGACATGCGCGAAAATCATTGTTTGCGCGTGGACCTTGCCAGTTACACTCAGACTCCCATGGCCATTCATCATATCAATCCCCTTCGGACGGAATTGTCCGGACCCACACAATACGACCATTGGTCGTATTGTGTATGTGCTCTCGGATACGTACGGGGAAACCCGTGAACGAGGCGTTTCTAGCTCACAAAAAAACGTCGTTTTTTGGATCTACAAAACGGCGCTAACCATTGTTGGATAAGGGGTTACAGGCGTTCGGATTGACCCGTCCGACGGTCGTATGATCGGACGAAAGGCAAAACGGGCCTGGGACGGGTCGGTATGGTTTCGGAGGCGTATGGCCATCGGTCATAACGCGCGAGCGGCGCCACGGGCCTAAAAACGAGCCTAATCGGTTTTCCGGATGTCTAGCTCCGGCTCGATATCTGCCGTGCGATTGATCTTCACACATTCGGCCTGGGTGACCCAGTGCCATACACCGTTAATCGGCTCGAATGGTTTGTAATGCTCGCGCGCCCATTGTCGAAACTCGCGTTCTTCGTCTGCCGTCAATTCCCGAAAGAGTTTCATATCCGCACCTATTCCCGCTTTAACCAGTACGTAAAACCATCGATGATTTCCCGAAAATCGCCCGATTCCGCGCGCAGTTCCTCTGCTATGTCCGCATAGGTGGCGCGTTTTTCTTCGTTGTCTTCGTCTAGGTTTTCGATCACATCGGCGAGATAGGCGCGCGCCTCGGCATTGGTGCCGAACCGTTCCGGGTCCATTGCCTCGCCGGGTTCTATGTCGACGCGAAACCAGCCCACGGACCAGACCTCTACGCGTTCGAGCATTGCGCCGGCAATCGCGCGCCAGTCCACCTTGGCTAGTGCCTGCGATAGCAGATCGGCAAAGGGCGGAGTAAGGGTTTTGGGCGTCAGTTCTTCAATCGCCCGTTCAAGCTCGCGCGCGAGCAATACATGCGCGGCGTCTAGCTCGTAGTCCGCATCGGCGAGAATCTCGCGCGCGCGCGAGGCCCATGCATCGCGGAGTTCTCCGGCTGTGTCCAAGCGTTGCCAGAAAACCCGCGTTTCGTCATTTGATATGTCCAT